ACTAACAAAGGAACAAAAATACTAGAACAAATCAAATGAAATACATGATATCATCATACGGAGCCGACATTGCTGTGGGGCTTCTAGAAAAAGAAACAGCAGAAGAAGACATCAACCTAGCCCACAATCTATCAAACTCTCATGTTAATAATAACTATTATAATGGCGTTCTTAATTTTAACTCATTACATTCATTCTACCGATTCTTAATAAACAAATATTACTTATTGTATTGGCGTCCAGATAGTACATTCCGCCAGTTACTGAAAAAATCAACAAATAAAGCTCGACAAGTACTCGACACCGAGGTACAACACCGAAACTTCATGCCCGAAATATATCAACGCGAGATCGCGCAAATACATAGATATCAGGTTAGACTAGAAAACACCAAATAACAAATAACAAAATGACAAATAAGCAAATAACATGGGAGGAATTCCTCAGGAGAGCATCGTCGCACTTTTTATGTGAGCCTTTACCAGAGGGTTTCTTAGACTTACCTGAAGAAGATATCGATGAGTTTATTAACACAAATAAAACTTGTTGGTTTAAAGATTGTGAGGATACTGAATTATATGATATCATCGAGGTGCTGGCAAATGAAATGGAACATTTGCATGAGCATGGAGAATTTGAGTTTGAACTATAAAAAAAGATTAAAAAGGGTATTGACAATGTAAATAAGCAAACTATATATAGCGACATGAAAACAAAACTAGATAAAGAAGAACTGCTCCGAGAAAACCGCGATCTTCGCATCAAGGTTAAGCAGATGGAGCAGGAGATTCTCGACCAAATATCCCACTCAGGAGTTTGGATTGAGAAGCTGAAAGCAAAGTCGCAGCAGGTTATCGACTTGCTCAACAAGTATGAACCCGACCCATACGAGTCGAACAATGAAAGTAACGATAACAATAGACGCAACGAGTGAGCAACAACTTGCTGACTCCCTAATCAAACTAGCCACCAACATATCTGATACCGATACTGGGTCATATGAACTGATGGATGGGTCATACCAGATCGAAGAAGCTAACGTAGAAACACAACCATGAAACCACTAAGCAAACAAGAAATGGTCGATGCAATGACCACCAACATAGATGCAATGATCAACCTGTTAAATAAGCTGGTGAACAGAACATCTAAGAAGAAAGTAAAAAAACTTTACCTCGATTACCTTCTGGAAGGACAGGAGGAAATGTATAGCGGATATCTCAAATCCGATCATGAGGTGATGTTGGTTTATCTTGGCGGTCACGAATGGATAGTAGATGTTCGTAAACGTGCCGAGAATGATGATGACCCCGATGAAACAATCGAGGGACATATGTTTTCCGTAGAGCAATACGAAACAGCAAAAACTCTTTATGGGGAGCTGGTAAACAAGTATGACGATAGAACCGACTTAGCATCACACGCAAACGCATACTCCTGATAAAAAAGATTAAAAAGGGTATTGATTTTTTAGATTGAGTTTCCTTTGCGAAGGTTTTCCTCTGCCCAAAGTGGTTGAAGGTTTGAGTAGTGATTAGCTTTCCAAGGATCGTCCTCATTCTTAATAAAATAATCTAAAGGAATTTTATGGTCTATATGCCACTCACCATGATTTCCCCAGGTCATGCCATCTAACCAAAGAGATTCTATGTGTGTTTTAAATTCTTCAATCGTGCATCCAAGATACTCTAATGAGCGTAATTCTTTTTGTTGTTTAACTGATTTAGTGACTTGATTAGAATACTGCCTAAGAAGAACAGTTAGTTTAAAATTTGGGTCTGTATGATATCTTTCTTTTTGTCTTTCCCATGCTTTGCCAGATTTAGCATATTTAGTAGCAGATTTTTTATTTATAGCACAAGACTTTTCATAGTTTTCTTTTCTCCATTTTAAAGCTCTAGCTTTTGCCTTTTCTTTATTCTTTTGGTAATACTCTTTACATTTCTTTTTATGGCAATCTAAACAATAAGAACTTGTCTTGTGGAATTGATCAAAATCCTTTAGTGTATTACATACAGAACATTCTTTCATACTATTATTTACACATGAAAACATATATGAAAACAAAGGATATGAAAAAAGATGAAAAAAGTTTCGAAAAGGGGTTGACTCGCTCAATCCAGTATGTATAATGCGTCCAACAACCAACCAACTAATAAATTGAAAACCAAAGTAAAATCAACACCTATCATCGCATCCGAGGGATTAGAGCAGTCAATCATGGGCATGGACAATCATGGTCGTGACATGGCAACTTATTTCCTGAGAGATAAGATTTACTCTAACAAGATTCAAGCAGTCGTGCGTGAGTATATCTGTAATGCAGTAGACGAACATAAGAAGCATGGCGTTGATCGTCCTGTGGAAGTAAGCATGACAGGACTTGGTATTGATCAGGCAGTCTTTTCTGTTCGTGATCATGCGAAGGGTCTATCAGATGATGGAGTTCGTAAAATCTTTGGTATGTATTTCAAGTCTACCAAGTCAGAAACGAATGATTCTATTGGTGGTTTTGGAGTTGGCTCTAAAGCTGGTCACGCATACACGGATACATTCAACATCATCTCGCATTACGAGGGTGTCAAGACATCTTACTCATGTATGCTTGGTGCTGGTGATAATAATGTGCCTGTGGGTCATATCTATAAGTTGGATTCATGTCCTACTGATGAGACTGGTATTGAGATCAATCTTGAGGTCAAGCCAACAAAAGAAAGAACATCTCGTTATTCTGCTAGAGAGCTGAGTGATGTGGATAAGTTCAAGCGTCAGATTCTCAAGTTCGTGCAGTATGCTCATTCGCCCATTACCGCCAATATCTTTGACGAGGTTTACAACACGCCAAAGCAGAGACATACGGAAATTATTGATGGGTTCACTATATCTATTGTTGACAAGTTTACAACAGAAGAAATTCGTTCGTATGATAAGGCTAAAATCAAGCGGGACATTGTTCAGGATGGTTATCAAGCCAAGTTCAAGATGGGCGATGTAACTTATGGAGAGGTTAAACTTCCTGATGGTTCTAATTTTCAAGATCACACTATTGTCACAGTTACAGCACCAATGGGATCAATGGACATCCCTATTAGCCGTGAGGGTATGGAAAGCACAGAAAAAAACAATCGTTTGAAGGAAAGAGCAGTTAAAGCAATACAAACTCTTGCAGAGCAAGATACAGAGCAATTCAAAAAGAAAACGCTTATTGAGCTTACCGATTTGTATATGAACAATATTACAGAGAAAGCAGAGATAGGCAAATATTTCTGCTATCGTCCTGATTTTATTTATAGTGACTATTACAGAACTGTCACCTCTATCCGTGACCACACTCACTCCGACTTAAAAACAGAAGTTAAAAACGTCGATAAAGAAGATGGCAAGCCTGTTCTTGTGGTTATCCCTAACAATCGTGCTACTGATACTTGGGTATCCAAAGTCAATACATGGTGCGGTCTAAACGGCAAGAAGTATTTGTGCGTTAGAGAAGGTCATTACAGCGACATTAACGACACGTTCCATATCAAAAATGCACGTAAGCTCAAAATGCCTAAGACAGGCAAGCCTATCAATAGTGCAGTTGTTTGGTATCATGCTCGTAGCCTCGGAACATATACAGCATTAGAGCTTCACAATAAAAACCGCAAGGAAAACGATCTCAAAATCGCCAAAGACTTAGAGGAAGCAAAGGAGCAAAACAAGAAGCTGTCAAAGACCTGTAAGGACGTAAACATTCTACGTAGTTTTATTCTCAATCCTAACAAGACATCTGGGACTTATTTCAGAGGAAACGATTATGGTTATTATGTTGGGGCAAAGGGACTCAAGAAAGACCTAGCAGAAATTGGTATTGTGGATGCTGGTAGTGGTGGATCTATTGAAATTAGTTTAAAGAAGATTCAAGCAGATGCTCAGAATAAGCAAGAGTATTCCGCTTGGTCAAAGACCATTTGTGATTGCCCTTGGATATCTGATAGAACAAAAGCAATAGTAAAGAAAGACAACAGCAAATCACAAAGAATAGTTGAGTGGTCTGATTCCCTGAGAAAAGAATGCACATTGCGTGGTCGGATATGGGCTGAGTTCGTAAACCTTAGATACTACTATGGAAAGCATAAAAATCTAAGCCGACATGACATCAAAAGAATACTCGATATTTAATTTGACAGAAACCCGCCATTACCCTACAATAACCACGTAACAAACAACCAACAATAATATGCAATATATCATAAATGACCAAAGCATTGTTTTCTTCCACGGAGGGAAACCAGTCAAGGTAGAGAAATCTGCCCCAGAATACAATCGCATCATTGCTTGTTTCGATCTTCCCGAAGATCAGCAAGCCGATGCTATCGCAGGGCTTATCGACAAAAAGGTAGGCGAGTTCGAGCAGGACGGATTCACAATCAATCCTGATTCGGTTACATACGAGGGTGAGCGTTTACCCACAGCACTCGCTGATAAAGTGCGTTCCATTGCTCAAGAAGGTTTACCTGTTAAGCTGTTCAAGAAGTTCTGGGATTCATTACAGCACAACCCAAGTGCCAACTCAGTTCGCCAACTCTATGACTTCCTTGCTTATAAGGAGCTACCAATCACAGAGGACGGATGCTTCCTTGCTTACAAGGGTGTCAATCGTAATGGTTGGTCATGTCATGGTAATACCAAAACCAAGGTATTGCAAGGCGAAGTTAACTCTGAGGGACGCATTAAGAATGAGGTTGGCGATACTATCGAAGTCCTCCGCAGGGATGTAGATGACGAGCGTTCTAATCATTGCTCGTTTGGTCTGCACGTTGGATCACTTGACTATGCAGAATCATTCTCCAATGGTCGTGTGCTAATCGTTAAAATCAATCCTGCCGATGTAGTGAGTGTGCCTAATGATTGCTCTTGCCAGAAGTGCCGTGTATCCAAGTATGAGATCATTGATTCTTATGAGACTGAGATCAAGAGTGCTGTATGTGATGCTGATGGCAATCCTATCCTTTCAGAAGATGACGAGGAAACTAATGAGATCATTGATCGTGTGGAAAGCTACCTTGCTAAGAAGCGTGACATTGACAACTACGGAGCGGGAGAAGATCGTGTTGAGCTTGTTGAGCTTGTTGATATACAGAAGATGCTCAACTACCCTAGCAGACTCCGTGTGTTAGATGTTCTCACTCAGTTGGGTGAAGAATGGTATCAGTGTGAGGAAAGTGGTAAGTATTACGTGACACTTTATTAAGTTGGTATTAGTAACAGCCTCTCTCCTGCTCTTGGTTGTGGGGGAGGGGCAAACCAAATAGAAACAATGACAAAAGAATATATAGTAACATGGACAGTCAAGAACGAGGACTACGGATACACCGACGATTGGGAAAGGTTCGAATCGCACGAAGAAGCCAAACTCTTATACGATGAAATGCTCAGAGATGACAACCTATACACCGCAAGCCTAGCAGAAACATTAGAATCAACAGAAGCATGATAGCAACAATTACAATAGAAGCAAATACTGAAACCGAATTCATCGAGCGACTCGATCAAATACGAAATGCAGTAGAGACAAATAGCATAGAGGACAATCAACTAATGGATGGTAGCTATCAGGTCAACACCGCAAATATAGAACTAGAATTGGTATAGCTGTAAATAGCAAATAGTCAAATAGCAAAAGCCCAGGATAAAACCTGAGCTTTTTTTTGTATAGATATATGTGTAAGTCGTTCAGTATCAAGGAGTTAGACGAGGCACCCCCTCTAACTCGTTCAGCATCAACGAGTTAGGGCTATGTCAATCATAATCTTTATCTTGTTGTTTTAACATATCATAGGCGAGTGCGACAAAGAACCATACTAGGCTAATTGTCCAGAGTGCTATGAGGCAGATACCTGCAACTGTTAGTAATTCGTTTGTGGTCATGATGGTGAGTGGACTTGTAGTTCTGGTTCTCTATCGAACACCTCAAGCTCTACCTCAAAGGGTAATGTCTTAAGCAAGATGCTGATCTCGTCGATAGCTTCAAGTTGCTTGTCGAAGAGTTTGTCTCTATCGTCGTCTCTGATTGTTAGTTGGATTCTTGTTTGCATAGCTATATTATAGTAAATTGGTGATTAAGGTCAAGCGATTATTTTTGAGTTTTTAATGTCATACATGCCTGTTATTTGTATTACCTCTGCTTGTAGATTATTTGGCAATGTTTTAGTCGCAGATCTGTATTGCCTTAGTGCATCCTTGTCATCTTTTGCTTCGTGGACGTAACCCAAAGTAGTTCTGCCTTTAGTTTTTTTGTTGTAAAGAAAGATATGATGGACTTCTCTTGTGCGTTCTTCTGGGTTCATATTATTATTTTGCTAGGAACATTCCTCCACCGAAGAAACCTTCGTGGCTTAGTTCTTTAGCTTTAGCTTTTATGTTTTTGGCTGTGCCTCTTACAAGTGAGTCGTGGTGTTCTGTTAGTGGATCGACTAGCTTTACCACCTTATTGTATTCGTGCATTGAGGTATTGATGAACATACCCTCTTTGATTTTCTTTCCATTGGTGATCCTTGCCGCTTCTAGTAGAAGCTTATAGTCGCTGGGAGAGAGGATGTCTTTTATGTGCTGTAATTGTTTGCTCATGGTTATATTTTAAAGGTTTGGGTTTTAATTTGCAATGATATTTTTGTGTTTTTTTGGAAAGCTGGGCTGGTCATATCCATTATATTCAACTAAAAACGCCAACCCTCGCTGTCCCTTCTCAGGTAATTTAGTCTACACCTAGAGGTAATCACCTACGCCTCTAACGCTTGGCTTTCCCTTTTGGTGTCTGCATTATAGCAGAATGGCGGGGGATAGCAACACCTTTTTAATCTTTTTTTTGTGGAACAAATGTTCCACGGAACCTCTATAACTCATTGAGTGTCAACGACTTAGAAGGGTCGCCCCCCGCAACTCGTTGATTATCAACGACTTACGGCTGTTAGAGGCTGTTAGTAATCCTCTTCCTCTAACAGATCATCTTGGCAACACTCACATAAAAAACTATTTTGATTTATTAGTTCTTGGGTAGTGCCACTCATGAAGCGAACAGCGTCCCCGTTAGGGGTGAAGTATCTTACCTTGTCGCTGTTAACATCTTCAACCGATGTCTTGTCGTAGCATTCAGCACACATAACGTGCATTCCTATTACTTTAGTCATTTGTTTTATTTTGTTAGATTAGAACCATGCGGAATAGAAAACCTGCTTACCCTCTCTCAAGGTGTCGTAAGCATCAGAGATAAACTCAAGAGTTTTTTCCTTCTGGTAGTCATCATGCCTTGAATCGCTACCATAAAAGAATCCATGCGTTTCTGGTAGCTCGTCATTTACTACTACCGCCTCAAGCTGTTCGATGTCGTGCATCTTAAGCTCAAGCTCTGCGCAGTTCCATTCTCCGTCATTTCCCTTAGTGCGCCAGAGAGCTTCCATCCATCCATCAAGCGCATTATGTTTGCGCCAGTCTTGAATATATTCTCTTCCGTCCTTATCTTTTGTATATGCTGCTTGGTCTAGTCCCATGTTATTAGTTGTTTAGTGTTTGTTTTGCTGGTATATCCATATCAAGAATATTGAAATTGTCAAAAGTATTGTTATCATGTTTTTATGCTGTTGCTGGTTCAATTACAAAACCTGTCTCGTCTTTCTTGGCAAGTCCTTTCTCGACAAGTCCGACAATCACGCCCTTGCCATCTAAGAAGCGCAAGTCGGTCTCGTCTCCGTTGATGACTTTAAACCCGTTCCAAGTCTTTGGCAAGCACTTTCTGAACACCATTGCAACATTTCCGCCAGCACTTAGGAAACCACTAACAAGAGATTGATTCTTTGTTTCCTCACTGCGTGAGAATGTCAGATGATAGTTGCTAGGTAATTCACCAGCGAGGAATTTTGTCATGCGTTCTGGTGACTTTGTATAGTCCATGAATTGAACCTCGGGGAAGTGTTCCATCATGTTTTTGCCGTCTAGCTTTACGTTTTCCCATGGGATGTCGCTTGTTAGGTTAAAACGAAACGAAGGTTTTAATTCTTTTCTTTTGGCAAGCTTCACTGCGTTGGTTATCTCTCTCTTTAGCTGTGTGAGAAAAGCTATCTTATCCTCAAAAAACAAGCGAGTCTTTTTGATCCTGGCAGCCTGGACGTTAGAGAAGTTTCCCATTCCACTGGTATCAAGACAAGCGGCTTTGCATCCTTTTGATGCCCACTTGCAGACATTGAAACCAGACTTGTTAGCTGGGGATAGGTGAATGCCCCATGACTGGTAATTTAGTTTTATGTTTTTCTCTAGCTTAGTGTTAGTGGTTAGTAACTTCATGGCTGTATTGTAACAGAATCGGCGACGCACACAAGCCTTTTTTAATTATTTTTTAATCTTTTTTTTTGATCTTTTTGGTTGACATATTGAGCTTTTGTGGTATAGAAGAATCATGCGTAACTCGTTCAGTATCAACGACTTAGAAGGGGTGCCCCACGCAACTCCTTCAGTATCAATGACTTACGTAGGTTATTTACGCTGTTAGAAACTGTTAGATTATAGGCAAAAGAAAACCCCCGCCTGTTAGGGCGAGGGCTGTTAGGGTTGCGCTTACGCTGGGAGAACTAGACCAGTCTCGTTGTCCACTGTTAGGTTAGGCGAGTGATTCGCCAAGCGGTCGAAGTTGGACTGGATAACCATGGTGCGGGATGGCAACTTGGAAACGTCCGAACCCTTGAGCATCTCAGTGCAAGCGTTATAGAGATTCCAAAGATTGTTGCCCTTGAATTCCTCATGGCGTGGGGCTTCAAACTCTTTGACAGTCTTGTAAAGGTCACGCGCAGAGAATCCCTTGGAGTCAACAAGATCCACAAGCAAGTCGGAAGCTTGCTGGCGAGTGATGTCAGTCTCTTGATACGCGGTGATGCGTTGTGCCATGTCAGTCCAGTGAGAAGTGACACGGGAAACAGCAGAAGACAACACGCGAGGCAAGTCTGTTAGGATTCGCGGAGTGTGACGACGAGCAAGCTTGATGTCAGAGGAGAAACAAAGGTTATCACACACAAGCATTTGATTGCCGATGCAGATTGCGGAAGCAAAAGCCTTGTCATGGCTGTTACGAATTCCCACAACTAGATTGCGGTCATCTGCTTGGATGTCCTTGCCAGTGATGGAAAAGCCTCCGAAGTAACGAAGATCACCACGGGAGAGACCATGCTCCTCATGTGTGACTTCTAAGCCAGCCCGATCAAGAGCCTTGCGCGTATAGTCTACGAGCGTAGCGTGTGGGATTGGCGTGTGGGTGTCAGTTCCAGCAGGAGTGTCAAGTTTAGCAAGCTGGTCGGATTCGATGCGGTTTTTGGATAGTATAAGCATAGTATTTAGTTAGTTAGTTGGTTAAGCGTCTTTCGTGACTGCGGAGACATTATAGCCTAAAAGATTCTTTTGGACAAGCACTTTCTGCATAAAAAACGATTTTTTTTTAATGTTCCACGGAAATGTTCCACACAGCTGGGATTCAGAAAACGCCAAATATAATCTAACAGCTGGGATTCAGAAATTGCCAAATAGACTGTTAGACGTTTCTGTTAGGCATACTTACGTAAGTCGTTCATTATCAATGAGTTACGTGGGGGCCCCCTTCTAACTCCTTCAGTATCAACGAGTTACGTTTGTTAGAAGCTGTTAGTCCCATGTGTAAACGGGGTGAAAATCGTCGTCGGCAATCGCGCCTTTTTTCAGACTGATCTCATCCACCGCGTAAGCAACGGAATTGTTGACGGTGAGCTGTAAAAGCTCCAGCATCTGCTGCTTGAGATCGCCAGCCTCCTTAGGGTTGAGATAAAGCGAATCAACAACCCTGTTGACGTTGGCGTGAGCTACGCGAGAATTTGTGCAGTATTTATAGAAGTCGGTCATAATGTTAGGTAGTGGTTAGAAGGTTGCTCCCCCGTAGGGGAGCGGTTAGGGCGGTAGTAGGTTGGTTGAACCCCGCCCAGCGGAAATTAGTGGGCGTCATCGAGGAACGGCTCCGACATATCGGCTTCGAGACAGGAGGCTCTCCAGTCCTGCCAATCTTGGATATCAGACTCCGAACCAAACTGAGCTTCGAACTCAGCATCAGCGGTGGAAGGACGGGCGGCGGCGGTGGTAGTGTTTTTCGTTTCCATGGCTGAATTATAACAGAATCTCGCTAATAGGCAACATCTTTTTGCATGTTTATGCACTTTTTTTTTGTGGAACAAATGTTCCACGGAACTTACATAAGTCATTGAGTATCAACGAGTTAGAGGGGGCGCGGGGCGCAAGTCGTTCATTATCAATGAGTTACATAGATTTTTTTCTGTTAGATTTTGGTGGAGCGTAGGGGATTCGAACCCCTGTCTCTAACAGCCTCCTGTTAGATCGAAACCAGTTCGCCCCTGTTAGATTTTGCCCCGCCCTCCGCACGACCAGAGGACGAGGCGACCACTACACAGAACGCTGTTAGGCTACGACCTCAATTCCTGTTAGGTGCAACGTGCGGTATTTCTCCTGCGCGTTGTCATCAATGTCGGTAGCTAAGACCTTGAGGCAACGTCTGCCATTTTTCTTGGCGTTCCATACGTCCTCAACGGCATGAATTTTAAAGGTGCGCTCTTTGTCTCTGCGAACGCTAGACTTCCCGTGGTTGATGTATCGCACAGTGCGATCTTTGAGAAGGTTTGCGATTTCGAGAGGAGAAGCGGAGGTGTCTGTGTTTGTGTTTGCGATTTGCATAGGTGTATTATAGTTGGTTTTTGCGGTTGAGTCAATCCCTTTTTTTCGGATTGTAAGATTATTTAGTGCTTTTAAAACGTCCATTTGTTTTATGTGTTTGGGTTATTCTGGCACGATTGCCATTACATGCTCGATAGAGAAGCCGATTTCTTCTCCGTCCTCAGTCGTTCCCCAGAATGGGCGGTGAGGGTTATTTTCTACAACTTCGTCAACGATGACACAAGCTCCATTCACGATCACTTCTGTGCCGATTTTGATTTGTTCTTTATTCATAGTGCTATTTTCTTTCATGGTTATATTTTAAGTTAAAAGGGGGTTATTGTCAACAATTCATTTGGCTTATTTAAGACACGCCAAGAGCATTGCCGTGTTTGTCGAATGTATTGCGAACAACCTTAGTTATTCCAGCGGAACGCCAACGCATATTGGAGCGGAACTCTTTGACAGTATCGCCAGCAGAGTTTTTAACAAGCACTCTCCAAGTGCCATTTGTATTTCCGTCATCCCAAGTGAAGCCACGCTTTGCTTCAAAAGCATTTAGGCTATCAAGATCAACGTGGAGAGTTTCGAACCAAGGAGTTTTTTTTGTTTTAGTGTTATTCATAGTATTATTTTCTAGTTAGTGTTTTAAGTTTTGGAAAGCTGATTGCTCATAAAGGAGTTGCACCTTTATCTTCCTCTCCTACCGCTTGTGCCGTAGTATCCTCGGATTTCTCGGAGTATGTGAGAGGCTATCTTTACTTGTTAGAAGAATGAGCCATTATGTAGTTTTTGTTTCGCCCTGCACTCGCAGGGCTTGGAAGTAGTTGGTTGGTTGATCCCTCCCTTTCGTTGAACACATTATACCACAGTTGACCACTTTTTACAAGCTCTTTCGGCATTAAAAACGCTTTTTTTTTACTTTTTAATTCGTTCAGTATCAATGACTTATAATTGTTCCACGGAATTGTTCCACAGAGATACCTCGAATTTACGTCTTTTGACAAGTCCTTTGCGTATTTTGCCCCCTGCCATACGATACATTGGCATCACCTCGGAAACGCTTTGATAGTTTCCATCGTTTAAACGCCCTTCCTGAGAAACGAGCTGATAGAGTGCGCCCCTTCCGCAGTTGTATGTGAAACTTGTTAGAGACGCCAACTGATAATCTGTTAGAGGGACTTTGACCAGCTTAAGAACCACCTCTTTGTATTCGTGCAATTCCTTTTCTAACAAGTCGCTTGCTTCCCTCTCAGAGATGATGCCCTTGGATACTGCAACGCCTGTGTGACCATATCCAATCGTGCGCTTACCACCGCAACAAGTGTAAGCCTCGGCGCGATAACTCTCAAAATGTTTTACGCCTTTTAACATATCATACCAAGCCTTGTTTATGTTAGGTGCAAGCACCGCACTGTTAGGCTTTACCAATACAGGTCTGTTAGGCTTTACTAAGACAGGACTGTTAGATGCCATGATCGGGGTAATGAGGAGGGCGAGTAGTAGTGTTATTTTCATGGCTTAATTATACTCTAACAGAAACCTAACAGCAAGGATTATTTTGTTTTTCTTTACTACCTAAGTCGTTCAGTATCAATGAGTTACGCCCCCTGCACCTTCTAAGTCGTTGACTATCAATGAGTTAAAAGGGTCGCCTCCCCTAAGTCGTTCAGTATCAACGAGTTACGCATACTGTTAGGCAAAGCAATGCCCCGCCCCCACACTACTAGGGACGAGGCGCACTACTGCACTATGAAGAAAACTGTTAGATGTTAGAGAGCTGTTAGATTAGCGCAGTGACATAGAGATTCTTTTGCACTTCTTTTGTTAGAACAGTATAGCCTTTGTCTTGCGCCTGGAATTCCATCAGCCATTCCATATCGTCATTTGTTAGAGTGGGCATCTTGCGAGGTGTCTCTGCGTAGTTCCATACAATGAGTGTGCCTGACTTAGAGAAACCAAGGATTTGTTTTAGTGTTTCCCTTAGCTGGAGTCTTGTCTCTTGGACGTTCAAGACATTGCTTACCATGATCACATCATAGGAATCTCTCATGGTGCTGTCTGCTAGTGATAGGTCATAGCCATCGCATGAGTATCCTTCACCGCCTAGCTTATCAGCCCAGAAGTTATGCTTACCTGCGCCAAAGTCTAACACATCGTGACGTTGCTTATTGATTACATGCTCAACTGCATAGTGATACACTCTAGCCTTAGGTGTGAAGTTCTTGCGATACGTCTTAGTGCGAGGGTCTTTGTTAGCCGCTTGCCACATAGCACCGCCCCAGCTCTTAGGTTCTTCTTTCATGCTGTTAGATGTTAGTAGAGAGAAGCCTCGATTGATTCGTAGCGAAACATAGCATCATCATTCATTTGATCAAGCTCTTCATCGGTAGCTTGTCTACCATCGACACGGGCATCCATGATGTAGGCATCAACGAAGTCGGGCGCATCACGAAGATCAATGCCGTCGATGTCGATGTTAGAGATCTGGGCGGTATAAGCTCCACGCTCGGAGCAGTTGAATTGGAACTCTGTTCCTGTTAGTATATTTTCCATAGTGTTATTATTGTAGTGGTTAGATGTTAGGTAGCTCGAGCTTGCGGTATGCATACTCTGCTTTGATTGTTTCGAGTTGGTGGTTACGTCTGCGCATCTCAAGCTTGCTCCAGTGTCCCTCAGCGATGCTCTTTGTAGTTCTGATGAACCATCCCTTGAGGATGTATTCGCTTGCATAGTGCAGATCAATCTCAAATGCGCTTGGCTGATTGCTTTGGAAGTTATTAGCTTTGCAAGGCGCTTCGTATCCGTGTGTCCAGTAGTCTTTCATAGTAGTGTTCATGGCGATATTCTATAGTAATTTTAGTGACCTTGCAAGACATTTCGACGCTTATTTTCAGCGTCTCGTTTTGCTTTCATAACCATCTCACGCTCTCGCTTGAGTTCGAATTGACGGGTGCGCTCCACTTGTGCCTCGGCGTTACGTGTAGCGGTGGCTAACATATCGTTAAGCATGGCGTGAACGTCTGAAGGAACGGAGGGGAGTAGTGATGTAGTGTTTCTCTCTTGCATGGGTGTATTATAGCAGAATGGGTAAAAACTACAAGCACTTTCTGCATAAAAAGTGATTTTTTTTCAATGTTCCACGGAAATGTTCCACAAATTAGACCCTACCCGATTAAAGCAAAAAAACTGTTAGGTAAATGTTAGATTTCGCGGGGGGGAGTCATTCTTCAGTTTATCAACGGTCATTTGTTGTAAGTTATGGGGGCTGCGCCCCTCCCCCATTAATGAGAAAAAAATCAAAAAAATCATGTCGCCAAAAACGCGGAGTGGGAAAAAATACGGGAGTGCTTGACAGAAAAGGAAAAAAATATATAATAATTAATATGCCGCGATTACTTTAAGATTATGTGTGACCAGATAAAAAAAACATGCTCTTCCTGTGAAGAGTCTAAGATTCTTGATGATTTTCACAAAGGAGATGCTTTATATGGCAAGAGTGCTTGGTGTAAAGATTGCATGAGCGCTCACAATAAAAAGAAAAGAGAAGAAGATAAGGAGCAAAATAAACACGTTTATGATTCTTACGATCAATTTAAAGATACCAAAGGGTGTCTCAGGTGCTATCAAGAACTTTTGGTTAGTTCTTTTACCAAGAATTTATACAAAAAGGATGCCTTAGCTAGTTACTGTAAGGAATGTGTGGTTATAATGAAAAAACACAGAAAAGCAGGGACCTGTTGGAGAATTCCTGAACCAGCAGATCCAGAGGTGAGATCTCCAGCTAAAATGAGGGCTAGAGTTATAGGTGGGGAAAAAGAAGAAAGAAAAAAAACATATCCACATTTTAAGGGCATCAAAGGCTTATATAAAAAACGAGGGTTCTACTACTGGCAACCACCACAAAAAAATCGTGTTCGACCAAAGCCTATTGCCTTGCGAACCAAGGACTACAACGAAGCCTTAAAAAAGCTGGATAAAATTAAGGAAGGATTTAAACTTACTGAATACACAGAAGTTGGTAATGTTTATTTAATGAAGAGCGATTTAAATGGTCGCATAAAGATAGGAAGAACTAAAGGTAAACCTGTATATAGAGAAAGGACATTGCAAAGTCAAGAACCAGAAGTAAGTCTTATTTTTTATCGTAAGGTAGAAAATATGAATGAAACAGAAAGGTTTTTACATAATTTGTTTGCTTCCAAGCGTTTGCGTGGCGAGTGGTTTGAGTTATCTAATGATGATATTGAAAAAGCGAAATCATTTTTAGAAGAGAGAAAAGCTGTAAAATAGTGTATAAAATGTTATGACTTATGATAAGTTTGGGGTTTTAATAGGTTTTGCCAATGAAAGTGGCAAATACTATGATGTCGGTTCCGAGAGCCTCGTATTTTACAATGACATCTCCCTTCAAGGGAGAGGAAAAAACAGATTTTTCAAGGGTGCTGGAGGAAGAATGCTTCATGCCCTTGATTTTTCTGCTGATTTCAGCGTTCAGTCTGAACTAAATAAAAAAGCAGGGGGTGTAGATGTGGATAAGCAATACAAAAAGACCGAAGCTCTGAATTGCTCTGTTAATCTGGAATTTTTAATAACCGAAAATCAAACTAGTTCTGGTGTAGATGCCTTTAGTGGTATCGCTAATTTAGGTGATCCTTATTTGTTTTTAAGGGATGATATTGTTAGTGGTAATGGAACTGGAAAGAATTATTTTCCTATATATGCTGGAGACCAAGTATTTAACAAGTGCTACTTACAAAACTTTACCGTTGAAATAAAACCATTTCGTCCTGTCACATGCAGGGCAAGTTTTAAATGTTACGATCCGCCGAAAAGCGGGGTGGATTCTGATTTGAGAGGTTTGCCTATTTATCAGGATTCTGGTTCTGTTAATTACAACATGACTCCTGAATCATTCGTTTATGGCCATACGTGTGAATTAAGTGGTGCTTGGAAAGATGTAACTAACATAGATTCAATATCTCAAATAACATTTAGTAGAAGCTACGGAAGAAAGGAAATTTATTGTTTGGGTAGTCCTGAGCCGAGGGAATCGTTGGTTACAAATGTTGAAAATCAGCTTACTATAAAAGCTACTGGTTTAAAGCAGATGATTTCAGATGAGGGCATGAAGATCGAGAGTGGGTTGGCTATATTGCTCAAAAATGGAAACGGAAACAGAATAGAAACAGATCCATTGGCTAATGGTACTAAATATTTTGTTGATGAAGGTATTTCTATGAAAAGCGGCGCGTTCATTCTTAATCAATCTTTCACAAACAAAGCAGGGGGAACTTTAGACTCGTCTATAACAATAAAAGAAGGCGTTATTTAATGGACAGGAAAGAAACATCTAAGTTTATTGCTAAGAACCCGTTTTTGTATAAATGTTGTGAGGGTTGTGATAGCATAGTGCTTAAAAAGACTGTGATTTGTCCTAATTGTAAGTCGTATAGATTTAATCTAGACGAAAAGTTTGTAAAAAGACAAGCGAAGGTTCTTGGTAAGAGGCCTCAAGAGTCTGTAACCCCTCAAGATTTATATTAGTAGTTATGTTTAGTGTTTTATTTAAAATCTTTAGTGTCTTTGTTGGTATTTTTGTAATTTTTGTTGTCTCTGGGTCCAGCGAAAAGATTATTTTCGGGGTTTTGGGTTTTAATTTATTTTTAATGTTTTTGATGCTTGTCATTTCTGTGGCAGAGGCGAGTAAAACTCCAAAAAGGAAGACTAGACCAAGAAAGCGTGACATTTATGGGTACTATTAGTGTAATAATTAGTATCAGATCATAACGAAAAGACGCTCAAGCTGCGAAAAGCAAAAACATAAAACTTTCAAACTTATCTGATGTTTTTTTTGAAAAAACCCTGATTTTTATTATATATAAAGTGTATGAACCATATTTATTGTACAGAGTGCGGGACGAAAATGGCTTACGCCCATTCTAAACCTAATTTTTGTTCTAAGTGTGGCGCTGGTACTGGAGCTATAACTAAAAAGGTTGCTAATACGCAAGTTGACGAGGATTTATTGGATGATGAAACATCTGTAGAGGAAGTCCCCGATATGGACGGTCTCTCTGTAGACGTAGAACACTACGACGACAATATATTTACATTTGGCTCTCTAGCAGGAAAAGAGCCGAGATCCAAACGGGTTAGAAATAGAGGTTCTAAAAGATTAGAAGACTTTATTGATGACCGAAAAGGATAAAAAGAGATTCGAGGATTATATAGATGTAATAGACAACGCCATTCGCAAGCAGAGAAGCAGATGGCGGCTGGACTGTATATCTTGGTTTGACTTTGAGGATGTTGAGCAGGTAATAAAGCTCCATATTTATAACAAGTGGCATATGTGGGACCAAGAGAGGCCCTTGGAGCCTTGGGTTAACATAATTGTCACCAATCAGATAAGAAACCTAGTAAGGAATCACTATGGCAACTACATGAAGCCATGCATGAACTGTGAATTTAATATGGGTGATGATTCTTGTTCATATACGCCGAGTAACCTGCAAAACTCTGAGTGTTTGAAGTATGCGAAATGGGTAAAGACTAAAAAGCCAGCATTTGATTTAAAAATAGCTGTTTCTAGCGAGAACCATATGCATGAGATGAGTTATGATCCAGACAGTGTCATGTGTTTTGATTCGAGCATTGATAAACTCAATCAACATATGAGAAAAGATTTAACTGATGTTCATTATAAAGCTTATCACATGTTGTTTTTTGAAAAAGCTTCGGAAGAGGATGTAGCTAAGATGATGGGTTATAAGACAAATGAAAAAAAGCGCAAAGCAGGATACAGGCAGGTAAAGAATTTAAAAAAGATGTTTATGCAAAAAGCCGCCGAAATAATTAAAGAGAACGACATCATAATTGGAGATTGAAATGAAACTGACAGAAGAGCAAGAAAAGTTTATAGCTGAAAACTTTAACGAAATTCAGGATTTAAACATATTAACTCAAAAAGCTTTCGAAGATGAATCTTTAGATGGCAGAAGCAAGCAGGGCAGGGCTGTTCGTAAGTTTATGATAGACAAGGGTCTTGATTATAAGACCACGGTAAAGAAAAAGAAGAAAAAAATCAAATTCACAGAACAACAAGAAGAATTCATTCTTGATCAAGCTAAAGACGGCCTTTCTTCATTAGCTATAGCCAAGTTGTTGTTTCCGAAAGAGACAATAAACCCCCTAAGCGCAGAGCAGAGAGCGGTTTTGTCCATAATCAAGGATGTGAATCCTGATTTCATGCCCAGTCAAGATAGTGGGGCGTTAGATTCATACGTTGCCCCGAAAGCTACAAGCAGAATAGTTAAAAAGATTAACGATGCTACTGGTAATACATTTGACGAGTCTAAATTAAACAGGCAGTATCAAGTATGCATTGAAAGGCTTGGGGTTCATCTTGGTAACTCACGTTTTCTTAAGATAATGAATAATTACTTAGACAAAAGTGACAGAGATTTGTTCGAGCAAGAGTTTATTCGTCTGACATGGGATAAGCCAGACCTAACAGCCGACGAAATAAACCTTTATCTTAATGTATGCAAAGAAATCATCAACCTTGAGGTTGTAAGTAAGCATTTAAACAAGCTTAACGATATGTTCGATGTCGCAGATGACCAAACTGAGATGTCTGTACGTTTGGCAGAGATTATTAAGGCTAAAAGCTCCGAGTATCATCAGTGTGAGAACAGAATAGAAAACCTTACCAAAAAACTTCAGGGTGATAGAGCGACAAGGATGAAAAACAAGTCTAAAGATAACGCTTCTATTTTATCAATAGTTCAATTATTTCAAGAGAAGGAAGAAAGGGACAATATGGTAAGAATGGCTGAGATGCAAAAACTTACAGCTAAGAAAGAAGCAGAAAGGCTTGAGGGTATGGCGGAGTGGAAAGCTAGGGTATTAGGAATAAGTCAAGACGATGTCATCTAAATGCAAAGAGTGCGGTAGTGATTTCGAATCGCTGAGAAGCTTACATGCTCACATAAAGAAACATAAAATGTTTCTTGGTGACTACTATGTTAAGCACTATGCACGAAAGAACAAGCTTACTGGTGAGCTTCTTCCGTTCAAAAACTATAAAGACTACTTTAAGAAGGATTTCTCTCAGCCTCACCAACTTATGGAGTGGATAGAGAAGAGCAGAGAAAAGGATGTAAAAGATTATATTACTGAACTGCTTCATAATAGAACAATAAGCAAAGGTATTGATTATGGCCCAACGGAGTTGGAGCTTGTCTCTTCTGGCTTGCCATCGATTGATATTTATAAAAAGTATTTTGGCAGCTACACGTACGCATGTGAAGAGGTTGGAGTTGAACCCTTATTGGGGGAGAGGTTGCCAAAAGAATTTTCTAATGATTACTCTAATAAAAAAATATTAATTGACACTAGAGAGCAACAGCCTTTAAAATTTAAAAACTCACAACCATACAAGTTGGACGTAGGTGATTATTGTGTTACAGCACAAGATTATGATTATACGTATGTAGATAGAAAGTCTTTTGGTGATTTCTGCGGAACAACAACAGTTGGCTACTCTCGTTTCTGTAAAGAGCTTGATAGATGTAGGGATCTTGGTTGTTATTTGTTTGTAGTCATGGAATTTCCGTTCGACGAGATAGAAGAGTTCAACCATAAGAGCTACAAGAAATATAAACTGGACTATGTGCTTCATAATGTAAGGTCATTACAAAAAGAGTATTCAGATTGCTCTCAATTTGTTTTCGCTGGCTCTAGAGAGCTAAGTCAAGAGCTTATACCTAAGATACTTGTTTTGGGCAAGAGTTTATGGAAGACCGATGTGAACTATTTCTGGCAAAAAAAAATAAATAAAAAATGAGTTGGGAAAAAGGAATACAAGAATCAAGAAACAGGTTCCCAGATATCAACAAGGAGATCTTAGAGATTGATGGATACCTAGAAGAGGATGAGGCAAAAATATTGCTTTATAAATTCTTGAGACAGAATCCATCTTTTGCTGCTGAGTTTATTACTGGGGTAAAATTGTTCCCTTTCCAGCATATGTCCATAAAGGCCATGATGGAGACCGATTACTTTTTGGGGATATGGAGTCGTGGAATGTCCAAAAGCTTCTCTACGGCCGTTTTTGCGCTATTAGACGCTATTTTAAATCAAGGTGTCCACATAGGAATCATATCTAAGTCTTTTCGTCAGTCTAAAATGATATTTAGTAAGATGGAAGAGATAGCTCAGAGTCCCAAGGCAGAGTTTCTTTCTCAATGCATAACAAGGGTGTCAAAAGCTAATGACCAATGGGTGATGGAATTGGGAAGAAGTAAAATTACCGCTTTGCCTCTTGGTGATGGAGAGAAGCTTCGTGGTTTTCGTTTCGAGAGAATGATTATTGATGAGCTCCTCTTAATGCCAGAGAAAGTTTTGAATGAGGTTATTATGCCGTTCCTATCTGTTATTAAAAACCCTACTGAGAGGCAAGAGATCCACGACGTAGAAACAGAAATGATAAAACAGGGCAAGATGAAAGAGGAAGATAGGCATAAGTGGCCTAACAACAAAATCATCGGGCTTTCTTCGGCGTCATACAGGTTTGAGCATCTGTATAAGATGTATTGTCAATATGAAGCATTGATTCTTAATGAGAACGAACAAGATAAGGCTCATCGAACAATAATGCACTTTAGTTACGATTGTGCGCCTCCTCAACTTTATGATCAAAACCTTATTGATCAAGCAAAAGCAACAATGAGTCAATCTCAGTTTGACCGAGAGTTTATGGCTGTATTTACCGATGATAGTTCTGGTTACTTCAAGGTAAGCAAGATGGCTGCCTGTACAATTCCAGATGGAGAAGGTCAGTGTGTTGAAGTCAAGGGTCACCCTTCTGATGAATACATACTTGGTTTTGACCCCTCTTGGTCTGAGAGTGATAGTTCTGACGACTTTGCCATATTGCTAATGAAGATAAACAAAGATACTAAAAAGGGCACAATAGTTCATAGTTACGCTCTTTCAGGATCCAACCTAAAGACTCATATAAATTACATGGCTTATGTAATAGAAAACTTTAACATTGTCGCTGTTGTTGGTGACTACAATGGAGGTGTTCAGTTCCTGAACTCATGTAATGAGAGCAGTATATTTAAAGATAAAAAAATAAAATTAAATCTCATAGACGCCGATTTAGATAATCACCAAGAATATGACAAAGGTTTACGGTCTTTAAAAAGGCAATACAATAAGGATAACAGAACTTATGTATATTTAAGAAAGCCAAGTTCAAAGTGGATACGTTATGCTAACGAGCTTCTCCAAGCATCTTTCGACCACAAAAGAATATTTTTTGCTGGCGCTGCGATGGACGACGATTACAACACCCAAAGAAAAACAAACATACCTATAAAGAACCTTAAATTCATTAACAATTACAACGAGTCTTCTCAAGCCTCCAAGATGATTGACTTTGTTGAGCATCAGAAGGATATGATGGATTTAATAAAAGTACAATGTGCTATGGTTCAAGTAACAACGTCTACTCAGGGAACTCAAAGTTTTGATCTGCCCTTAAACTTAAGAAAGCAAAGAGGTGCGGATAAGGCTAGAAAAGACTCCTATTCAGCCTTGATTTTAGCTAACTGGATGATGAATGTTTACTATGATATGACAGACGACAAAATAGAAACTAATCAAGGTACGTTCACCCCAATGTTCTTGGATTAAAATAATTGTTGACTTTTAAAAGTTAAAGTTAAACTTTTGACTTTTCGGTGTATAATAGGTTATGGCGAAGAGAAAATATACAAAAAAGTCCGACTATTGGACTAAGTTTGAAAAAGAGAAGCAGGTAAGTACTGCCGTTAGTCAGGAAGATTTTGAGCCAGGGTTGATGGGAGACCCTTTTTACGTATCTGACAATAACAATATTAAAGTGTCCAACGCCTCTTACAATAGAGGAACATCAGCTACATCAGCTACCAGATACAACAAAGCTGCACGTAGTCCAAAGTCAGACAGGTTTTCTAGTATAAGAAGTGGCATGTTGCCTTACGATTATTCTGCAGACGGAGTTAATGTGAGGGATGCTATAGAGCTTTGCCAAAAAGCTTACGCTAATGTTTCTGTTTTTAGAAATGCAGTGGACATCATGTCCGAATTCGCAAATACAGATTTGTTTCTTGAGGGAGGAACGAAGAAAAGCAGAGACTTCTTTTATGAATGGTTTAAGAAGATAAACTTAGTTAATCTAAAAGATCAATACTTTAGAGAATACTACAGAAGTGGAAATATATTCCTCTACAGGTTGGACGGTAAGTTCAGGAGCGACGACTTCATGGATATGGTTAAATCAATTGCTCCAGTAACGTCTTTGCAGAACAAAATACCAATACGGTATATACTTATGAACCCTTATGATATTGTCGCTACTAGAGCGGCTTCTTTTAATGACGGAGCATACGAAAAAATACTATCTGAGTATGAAATGTCAAGACTGCAGAATCCTTCAACCGAGGAAGATAAGGAAATTTTTGATGCTTTACCACCCAAGGTACAAGAGAGTATAAAGAGGGGTGAATACAATACAGACGGCTTAAAGATCAAGCTTGACCCAGATAAGGTGTCTCATTCTTTTTATAAAAAGCAAGATTACGAGCCTTTCGCCATACCGTTTGGCTACCCAGTGTTGGAAGACATAAATGCAAAGCTTGAGTTGAAAAAAATGGATCAGGCTATCACAAGAACAATTGAAAATGTTATCCTGCTTATCACAATGGGGGCTGAACCAGATAAAGGAGGCATTAACGCACAAAACCTTAATGCCATGCAAAGCTTGTTTAAAAACGAAAGTGTAGGTAGGGTGCTTGTTTCTGATTATACAACAAATGCAGAATTTATTATTCCTGATCTTAATAAAGTTCTTGGTTCTGAAAAATACAAAGTTCTGAACGAGGATATTAAGCAAGGACTTCAAAACGTTGTCGTCGGCGAAGAGAAATACGGTGCTACACAAGTAAAAGCTCAGATATTCATCGACAGACTGAAAGAAGCTAGGAATGCTTTCTTGGCAGACTTCCTACAAAAAGAAATAAAAAGAATTTCAAAAGAATTGGGATTCAGATCTTACCCTACAGCCACATTCAAGGACGTAGACATGAGAGATGAAACACAGTTAATGAAAGTCGCAACAAGACTAATGGAGCTTGGCATCATTACGCCTCAACAAGGTATGGAAATGTTCCACACAGGCAAATTCCCGAATGTCGAAGAAATAAGCCGCTCTCAAAAGAAGTTCGTAGAGGAAAGAGAAGAAGGTTATTACAACCCTATAGTCGGAGGAGTACCAATGATTGAGCCTAATACTGATGAAGATGTTAAAGGACCAAAGGGCGAAGCTGGCAGACCAGAAGGAACTTCAGGAATACCTCAAGAAAATTCAGAAGCTAAATATTCAAGAAAAAACATACAAGACACGATTAGCGAACTTGAAACAGCTAGAGCTGACATCAAGAGTATAATGAAAGATAAGCTTGGTATAAAAAGGTTTTCGAAGAAGAATGAAAAGATGTTAGACAGTATGTGCGAAGCAATTGTTTGCTCAACCGATATTGAAAAATGGACACAAAAAGCTATTTCTTGTGTATCTAACTTGGAAGAGATAGAAAAGTTAGAGGTGTTACCTGAGATTTTAGAAATATCAGCAAAGCACGAACTAGACAATTACTCAGCAGCAATTTTATACCACAGTAATGAAAATACTCAAGAAGAAGCCTGAATATAAATATACAACCACATTTGAAGCTGAAGTTTTCCCTTGTGATATTGGAGGAGAATCTTTCATCTCAAAGGCTTCACTTAACAATCTAGAGTCTCTTGTACCCAAGGGTGTAAACTTTGAAGATAACATCGACCTTATGGGTGTTGCATTTAATGCGGCTGTTGTTAATAAGTTTAACAAAAACGGTGACGGAATTGATTCTAAGACGGCTATAGAATACACAAAAAACTTCATACATAAGCCTACCAACATAGAGCATGATAAAGATCGCATAGTGGGTCACATAGCAAGCGCTGGTTGGAGTGAATATGGCACAAGCAGAATAATGAGCGCAGAAGAGCTTGAGGGCTATACTAAACCTTTTAATATAGCGCTTGGAGCATTGGTCTATAAGTCAGCTAACTCAGCATTTGCCGAGGCGTTAGAGAAGTCATGTAGCTCAGGAGACGAGATGTATCACTCTGTTTCCACAAGTTGGGAAGTTGGATTCTCTGATTTTGTATTGGCTGTCGGCAGTAAATACGTAGAAGACGCTAGAATAATCTCTGATCCAGAAGAGATGGAAAAAATGGTTGGATGCCTACGTTCCTTTGGAGGAAAAGGCAAAACAGACAAAGGCGAAGAGGTCAACAGGCTTATTACTGGAAAGATTTATCCATTGGGGATTGGTTATACAACTAATCCAGCCGCAGATGTAAAAGGAGTTTACATGAAGCAAAAGGAGGAAAACCCTATAGTGATAAAAGACAAAAGAGATAAAAATATTTCACAAAGTGAAAAAACTAATGTAAACCTTAAAAAGAATAATTCTATGGAAACTGAAAAAGTTATCGACGAACTGAAGGATCTTCTTACTGAAAAGAAGTTCTCGCAGGAGGCTATCGCTTCTATGAGCAGCACATTTGCTGATGCAATCAAAGAAAAAGATGAGCAATTCCGCGCAGAGCTTACTAAAGCACAAGAAGAAAAAGAGGCTGTAGCCAACGAACATGCAGAACTTAAATCTTCAGTCGAAGAATTAAAGTCTAAGTTTGAGCAAGCCCAATCGCAAATTGCCGAATACAAAGAAGCTCAAGAAGCTGAAATGGCAGTTGCTCGTTTTAATGAGCGTATGGACGTTATTGATCAGAAATTTGATCTTGAAGACGCAGACAAAGAGTTTTTAGCTCAAGAGCTTAAATCAATTGACGAAACAGAAGAGGCATTTGCATCATTCCAAGAGAAAATGGATGTTGTGTGGAAACACAAGAGCAAAGAAGCTAAAGCTGAGTTCGAAAAGAAAGTTGAAGCTCGTATTCAGGAAGAAGTCGAGAAAAGACTCTCCAAGGATGTTGAGCAGGTTTCAGAAGCTTCCGAAAAGACAACGGAAGAAGTTCTTGACGATGTCGAGCAATCTGACGCCTCAATCGCAAATTCTAATGAGACTGCTTCTAGAGAAGAGGTTTCTATCAGAGACAAGTTCGCTGCAGCTTTTGATCGTAGCAATATCGAAATTTCTTAAATTTTTAAACAAACAATATTATGCTTAGAATTCTACCATTCAGACAATATGACGAAAATGATGTAATTAATCTTTTCGCCCTTGACGGTGCTAGCGCTAATGAGGCTACTACAGACTCAGGTGCTGGCGATGCTGGTGTTTTCGTTAAGGTCTCCGCTGGAGACTTTGATAAAGACCCAGTTTCTTACTCAGACGATTCTTACCTTGGTAAGACCGACTACCCATTCATTAAAGCCCAATACCCAAGCGTAAATCTTGAGTGTGCTCCTGCTGCAAGCGGAGAATCACTTCTTGGTATTACTCTTCGTCAAACTGCCAAGACAGACGAAAACGGAGAGAAGCTTCTTTATCATCCAGTAAAAGCAGAAGAGCTTGGTTGTGTCCTTCCTGGACAAGCCGTTCCTGTTGCTACTCGCGGAGTATTCACCATCACTGCTGACGCATATGACGGTGCTCTTGCAGTTGGTGGAGGCATCGCTCTTGGAGCTTCTGGTAAAGTTGCTGCATGTGCAGCTACTGCCGCTGAAAAAGTTGGTACGGTGATCGGAACTGGTTCTCGCTCAAGCGGAACTATTACTGATGCATACGCAGGTGACTATGCTGTAATCGCTCTTGGTCTGTAATCTTTAACATTAACTAGAAAAATATACAAATATGAAAATTTCTCTTAAAAGAACACCAGAACAATTGGAGCTTATTAAGGCTATGGCATCCAAGAACCGCTCTGTAGCTTATGAAGCTCAGGTCGCTCTTGCTCAATTCATTGGCCCAGTTATCGCTGAAGTCATTAACAATGCCCCAGTACTTAGTAACCTTTTCACATCTCTTCAGTTTAACTCTGAGGACAATCCATCCATTCCTTTGGATCTTTACTACGATGTAACCGACGAGGACTACGTACAGGTTTACAGCAACTCTGTTGCTGGAGGTCTTCCACAGAACCAAGTTGTTCCTACTGTATCTGAGCTTAAGGTCGCTACCTACAGCCTTGATACTGCAGTCAGCTTTGATCGTCGTTATGCTGCCAAGAGCCGCATGGACGTTGTAAGCAAGACTTTCACACGCATGGCTCAAGAAATCCTTCTTAAGCAAGAGCGTACTTCTGCTAACCTCATCATGGGTGCAGTTGCTGGAGCATCTACTAACGGTAAGGATCACGTTTTCCGTGCTACTACCGATGGTTCATTCCTTCTTGACGACTTCAATAACCTCATCACTCGCGCCAAGCGTATCAACACTGCTTGGAACAAAGGTACTCCTGAGGGTGGTCGTCGTGGAATCACTGACATCATGGTTTCTCCAGAAGCTGTTAAGTCTCTTCGTGAGATGTCCTACAACCCTGTAAACACCAAGACTGGCCCAGGCGCTGGCAATGACATTGCTGCTCCAGAAGGTCTTCGTGATTCAGTTTATCAAGCTGGTGGTGGTCTTCCTGACTTCTACGGTATCTCCATCATGGAGGTTAACGAGCTTGGTGTAGGTCAGAAGTTCAACACTATCTTTGACACAATCGCTGGTTCTACCACTTACGCTGATGCTGATGGCAACAACGGTGCAGAATTCGACGGCGCATCTGACGAGATTCTTCTCGGACTTGATCGTGGTCGTGACGCACTTGTCAAGGCAATCGCAGTTGACGAAGAGAATGGCTCTGAGTTCAACTTGACTGCTGACGATCAGTACAGCATTCGCCAGAACAAGATTGGCTTCTTCGGTGGTATCGAAGAAGGTCGCATGGTTCTTGATAACCGCGCACTTGCTGGAATCGTTTGTAACGGACTGTAAGATACTAATCAATAAAAAAGAAGGTCACTCTTTGCGGGGTGGCCTTTTTTTTGTGTAAATACTTAACAACAAACATACTATACTATATGGCTAAGAAAAGAAAAACAACAAAAACATCCAAAAAGAAAATGAATGTTTCTTATGGCGTCGATAAAGCAGAAGATGTTACGGCAGAAATTCCCGCAGAAGATATCCAAAGCGAGGAAGAAGTAGAAGAGGTTCAAGCAGAAGAAAGTAAGCCAGCCCCAAAGAAAACTTTAATTGATGAAATTAATGAGATGAAAGCTAATGGTGAAGTTGATACCGATGAATTTAGAGGCAAGATGACAAAGCTTGAATCTATTCTTGGCGTCGACTCAATCAATCCATTTGGAACTAATGAGCTAGACATCTTTGAGGGTAACCTAAAAGGCATGACAACTTCAGATTTGCAAGACTTGGCTTACAAAGTGGGTATAAACCCTTATATTCACGACTCGGCCCTTAAAGCTAACCTAGTTAAAGAATTTAAAGCTTACAATAGGAATAACATGAGAAACGTTATGCCTGAGGCTTCTAACGCTATCAAGCTAGACCCTAATAACCCACAACATGCTAAGACTATTAAAATCTTAGGTGAGATTTAAAAATGACTACCTTAGAGACCTTAGCAAAGGAGATAATGGAGACTGAGTTTGACAACGACTCGTCTCTAAACTCCTTGCAATCTATCGAAGCTTGGCTGGAAACCAATCTCGGTATGCTCAACTCGCTCATAAACACCTCTTTCTGCGTAGAAGCGCAAGAATTGGATTCTGAGGCGCTGTCAGTATACAGACAGGCATACTTGCATCATTACTACTCAAAGAAGGCCAGGAACGCTCTACGTGGCATTATGATGGCTTCTGGAGAATGTTCTGGCGATGTGATATCTCTAAACGATGGAGATAGTAAGGTGACATTCGCCAATAAGAACGAATCCGCCAAGGTAATAAGAGGCCTTGCTAATGACGCAAAATCAAATTTAGATACACTAGTTAATAAGTATAACATGTATCAGTCTGAGCCCAGACAAGTTAGCGGCATAGACGGAGAATAATTTTTGTTATTGTTGTTGTTTTGTTAATAAAAAACCCCGCCTTAATCGGCGGGGTTTTGAAGTTTATAGTTAAAGCTATATAGTATTAAAAGAATACTGGTCTGTTTTGACCTGAGCCACTACAGATGATTCCGTTCTCTACATCATCAATTCCTCCAAGCTGAACACCGAAGGTAAGGTCTACAGTCTTGTTCGAACCAATGCTTGATGAGTAGCTCTCAGAATCAAGAGTAGCACCTTTAAGGGTCCACTTGATTGCTGGAGGGCCTTCACAAGAGTTCATTGTTATGGATATTTCACCATCACTGGATGAACATCCAGAAACCGCAGCTGCAAGGTTTCCAGCTTCCATGTCGTTAAGTACGGCATTAACACTAAGTGTTGCGTTAACTGGGAAGTCAACAACCCTAGCAAACGGAAACTTAGAACCAACTCTTTCAATTGGTGTTCTAGAAAGAGGAAGAGAAAGGTTTGCACTCTGAACGTGGAATTTTCCAGCTCCCTTGATTTTTGCCATTGTGCCAGACTCCTGTGCTCCATCATCGAAACCAGGAAACTCAATTGAGATATCTCCAGGCCTAAGAGCAGAAACTCCATCTTGACCAGTGTTCTTGGGTCTCAAGACTTCAATTGTGTTGCCGATAGGCTCTCCTACTTCAGCATCGATTGCCACGCTGTCTCCAGTCATGTGGAAGTCGCTTGGCGCATTTCCTTGAATTGTGCCTTGTTGAGAGTTGATATTAGAAGCCTCAAAAGATACATTTGCTGTTGGAAGAGAACCTACAGAAAGATCGATTGAATAGTCACTAAGGAATGCGTTGCCGATTCCAATTAGGCTATAAGGATCATCTTTTGCAAAAGTAGTTGAGTCCTGACCTTCATCTGAAGTCACAATGTAGAAGTTTCTTCCGCTTGAGCTTTCTAGAAAGCCACTAGCAAACTGAGCTTGCTCTGTGACATTGAAGCCGAGAGCTTTTTCGTTAAAGCCATCAGTAAGATAGTAAGAAAAGTCGAAGTTGACTGTAGGTGGCTCAAGAACCAAAGAGTCGATTCTTGCGAGGTTTCCGTATTGGTTAACGTCTTGCCTATTAATGGTGAAACCATAGTTGGCGCTCTGGACCCTGATTAACTCATGGTGATCTCCAGATGTTGCCGCTGTTGCGCTATTACTAACGAAAAGCGATTCTGATTGGTAAATTACTCTATTTCTTGACATGTTTTAAGAATGTTTATTGTTTGAATTTTTATTTTACTCCCAAGGAAGTTTTGTATCGTTGCTTCCGCTAATAAATACACCGTTGTTTACGTCTCTAGTTCCACCGATCTGAGTAGAGAATGTAAGATCTACACTCTTATTTGATCCGATACTTGATGAGAAGCTTTCTGAATCAATAGTACATCCCTTAAGTTCAATGCGCATACCAGTTTCTGTTCCGCCACACTGCATAAGAGTAAGGAATACATCTTGAGTATCCTGTGATCCACAACCACTAATCATAGAAGCGAGGTTGTTTGCGTCCATTGTGTTAACAATAGCGTTTATGCTTAGGGTAGCGTTAACAGGGAAGTCAACAACTCTAGCAAACGGGAACTTAGAACCAAGTCTTTCGATTGGTGTTCTGGAAAGAGGAACAGAGAGGTTTGCGCTCTGAACATGAATTCCTTCGCTTGCTGACAGATCACTGAGAAGTGTTCCGTCGAAGTTCGCTAAGTCAATCCTGATATCTCCAGGGCGAAGGGCTGCAAGTTGATCTTCAGCGTCAGCTACATAGTCCCCACTGTGGGAGTTACCAGTTGCGAATGGAAGGGTTACTAGTCCTGGAAGGGATTCACCAATTTCTGGGTTAACTGCAGGAGTTGTAATGCCAGAGAAACCACTGATTGTACCGTCACCACTTACTGTTGTGTCTGAGATGATGTTAGAGGCTTCGAATGAAACACTTGCTGTTGGGAGAGATCCTACAGAAAGGTCTAAAGTGTAATCAGTTAGAAAAGCATTTCCAATTCCTATAACTGTGTTTTCTGTTTCTCCAGTATCCTTATTCAGGTTAGCGTCCTTTCCCTCTGGGACAGTCAAGATGAACAGGTTTTGGCCTGATCCAGCTGCTAGGTGTCCAGAAGCAAATTGTGCTTGATCTGTTTGGTTGGAGTTTTGAACGTAAAAGTCCAAAGCTCTTTCGTTGAATCCATTAGTTGGATAGTATGTTACATCAAAATTTACAGTAGGAGCTTCAAGAATGATCGAATCGATTCTTGCAAGGTTACCAAATTGGTTAACATCCTGTCGGTTAATTGTGAAGCCGTAGTTTGCGCTTTGAACTCTGTGAAGCTGCGTATGATCGCTTAAGCTGAGAGAATCGTAGTCTTTACTAGTAAAAAGCGCCTCTGATTGATAAATTACTCTATTTCTTGCCATGACGGTATTATTTTAAGTGTTTACAGTTGTTTTCTGGGTTTGTGAAATTATTGGTGTCTAAATCTATGATGCTGAATTTCAAAATCTATAAATCCTACAAATATATCGTTTGATAATGATTTTCTTGCTCTGTCTGTTAATTTTGAAGTTGTTACATCGTTTATATACAAACCATTACACTTACTATATTGTTTCGAGAGATCTTTATAATTGTATGAGCCGCTTTTTAGATCGTTAAACTCGTTGAATGGATGCGAAGACATAGGTATAACAGATATAAGCTCATTTCTTGAATCAGCAAAAATAGATAGAACACCATCAAGCATATAATTGTCTTCTGACATAACGGTAGCTGTTATGGTTGTTGTTGTCTCTTCCATTCCCCCAAAAGCAAACCCTTTGTTTTGTGCAGTGGCTGTGTTAAAGAATACAGCTGGTATAACTTGATCGTAAGGCTCAATAGGCATCTCCTCTGAAGGATAGATTCTAGAATTTATAGTGTATTTATTTTCTACTATAAGGTCTTCTTCAGTTTCGTTTGCGAAATAAAGATTGAAGTCTTTTACGGCAAAATCGCAAGTCATGTCGTGGTTTTCGTTGCTACTTTTGACTAAGGCTCTACCATTATCAAAATCTATAGCCATTTCCCCATTCCTCCCACTGATTGATGGGTTGTATGCTCCAGTTGGTGTGTTGCCTATGGTAACGCCGTCTGGAATAGTAGCTCCCGTGATTGAAGAGTCTATCACCCATTGTTTATATGGGCTGCCATACACCTTGTAATCAGAGTCCACTCTTTCGTCAGCATAATGCTGTAAAGAAACACCACTGTAGTTTGTATAAGCTTCACCTTTTGTCAATAGGTAGTTATCAAACCAAAGCATAAACGAATTGGTTAATTTGTGATGATATTGCTCAATCATTTTAGTTTTTTAAATTTGTTTTCGTATTTTTTTAGAAGCGCCGAAATGTAAGGAGTGTTTGAAAAACCACCACTTCTAACTTTATTCTTTACCTGTATAGCTACACCAGATCTGCTTGATTTTCCTGCTTTATTAAGAAGATATCCCAATCCAGAGATCCCCGTTTCTATACCTTTTGCCCAACTCCTGCCTGTAGCCCAAGGCATTGGTGTCACGGCAAATACGTCAGAAGATTGTGGCATATCTATTAAGAAATCTACTCCTGTTTTAGAGCCAGAGCCTTCTTTGAAATCTATTCTTTCTAGTATTTCAATAATGGGTTTTATTGGGTCTTCTCCAGGAGTGAAACCTATAAATGCAAAAAGATTACTTGTGCCGTTTAGAGTCCCGCTTATGTTTTTAGCTCCTGGTCCAGCACTTATTTCTAAAGTAACAGGGTGAGCCAGAAACTCTTTTATCATTTCTTTTTTTAAAGATTCGAAGTCTTTTTTAAAAGTTTTTTTAAAATCATTCCTTAGAACCCTAGGAACTTGCCTATTTAAAGCCGCCTGGACATCTCTTGGTAGATTTTTCATTTTAATCTGTCGATTCGTCTAAAGGAGTCAGATAGAAAGTATAAAAAAGATTGCCAGTTAATCCGTGTGGAGATCCATCAGTTTTTATGCTAAACCTTCTTCCATCAAACTCAACTCTTCTTGCTTCTTGTATATAATCAAAACCATTCTTATTGACAATGATTTTTACGGAACCCTTGGGGGTAATTACTTTTATTTGGCTGGTCTCGTTATTGAAAAGCTCTTCTTCTGTTTTTATATAGTAAACCCTGGCGTCAAAAGTCTCTGATAAAACGGTATACTCAACACTATCTCTCTTACCACTATTGTTACGACCATATACTGCGTTGTATTTAGGATCATGAGCGATAAGAGTTTTCTTACCGTCTTTATAAACAGTTATCTTTTGGGAGAAGGTTTCGTGCAGTTTTTCAAAACAGCATTCTATTTCTGATATTTGAGATGAAGATAAAAAGCCAGCCATATTGAAAATTACACTTTTTTTTGTATTATTATACAGGGAAAGGTTATGGACGCTAAAAAAATTCTAAATGATGCTTCAGATAAAGAGATATCTAGTCTTTTTAAAACAATGCTCATGATGGCCGAAGACATGAAAAAAGATCATGACTTTCACTATCAAAAATTGTATGAAAGCATCCCCAAGAAGTATCATCCTGTGATACAGACGGCCGACCACTTCACTAAGGATAAATTGTCGTGGATAAGAAAAAGAATCCTAGACTACGGCAATGAATCCAAAAGGAATATGGAAAAAGAAATAGAAAATTACCAAGTAACATTTAAATTCAAATAAAGGAATATGGAAAACAAAACATTATATGAGTTCACTCTCGATAGAGAGTATGAAAAAACTGTGGAATCAACCAGAAAAAACAAAAAGACTGGCGAGGAAACAATTACCAAAAGAAAGAAGAAAATCAAGGAACCTGTTCAGATTCAAATCAAACGCCCCAACAGGCGTGAGCTTGAAGAAGCTGATCTTATTTACTCAGTTGAAATGAGTAAGTGTATTAAGAAAGGTATCCTAACAAAAGCTATGCTGGCTAAAAAGTATAGTGATACAGGTGGACTATTTAGCGAAGACGATGCTTCTGATTATGCAAAAATGTATAAGGACGCTTTGGACCTGCAAAATGAGTACATGCGTCTTGAAACCGTAAAGAAAAGGACAGAGAAACAGGAGGCTAGATTTGAAAAAGTTAAGCAAGAAGTTGCAATGAACAGAAAAACTATTGTAGAGTTCGAGTCAAACTTCCAATCTTTGTTCGATCATACTGCTGATGTTAAAGCTCAAAACAAAGTGCTATTGTGGTACTGCTTGTTTTTGACCTACATCTATGATGAGTCTACAGATAAATTTGTTCAGTATTTCCCTGGCGAGGAGCTAGAGGATAAGATGTCTTATTATTATGAACTAGAAGAATCGGAGGATGTTTTTTATGCAGAGCTTATTAAAAAAGTTTCTACTACTATGGCTTTCTGGTTCTTTAACCAAGCGTCATCTCAAGAGGAATTCGAAGATCTTATTAAGAAGGTTGAAACGGGTGAGCTCGATGATGCCGAAGAGTCCGAAGAACCTGCATAAAATCTATAGTGAATGAAGAGTTCTATATTTCTGCGGCAGGAGAAATATTTGATGGGTATACTGAGTTCGACTTTTACGGTCGTACTCTATACCTAAAACATCTTAGTATCAAAGATCAGAGGAATCTACACCTATACTATGAAAAGTATAAAAAGAAAGCTGTTGATAGGGGCGTAGAAACCGAAGATAGTATACTTAAAAAAGTTAAAGAAGATGGTCTTTGGAACGAAGACGATGATATTAAAATATCTTCTTTAGAATTAGAGATTGATAATCTTAAAAAAACAAAAGAAAGCATATTCCTATCATCTCAAAAAGAGGAATTCCAAAAAACCATAACAAAAAAAGAATCCGAGTTGTCGGTTTTGTTAGGTAAAAGGAGGGAGATAGTAGGAAAGACAGCTGAAGAGTATGCCACTAACATGGCTGCTGTCGAAATGATTAGGTATTTTGTATTTGATTCTAAACAGTTAGACAACAATGCGTTCTCTCAGGATGTCTTTGATGAGATGAGCGATTTCGAGGTGTTAAAGTTGAAGACTATACAGAATGAAATTGCAGATAGATTGTCAGAAAACACAATACAAAAGGTTGCTTTGAGACCTTTTTTCAACTTGTATCTTTCTTTCTGTGAAAATGCAAGTGCTTTTTATGGTAGCCCATTAATAGAATTATCTGTTCATCAACTAAAATTAGTTGTTTGGGGCAAAGTGTTTCATAGTATATTCCAATATGTTGAAGACATACCTCAAGACGTAAGAGAAGATCCAGATAGATTGCTGGCCTTTTCTGAGGCAAAGAGCAATAAGGGCAAGAGTAATAATTTCATTAAAGAGGATGCCGCAGCTTCTACGGTGTTCGGTGGAACCGCTCAAGACGTTAAAGATCTTGCTGGTGGAGATCAAGTTGGAGTTTCTTTGTCAGATGAGATAAAGAAAGCTGGTGGTAAATTAGATATGGAACAAATGATGAGATTGGCAGGTCAATGATTAAATTCTTGTGTAAATATACAGCAAGGTTAAAAGGTCATGCCAATAAGAGTTCCAGTAGAGCAAACAGGTTTAGAAAGAAGCATCCAAAATGCCGCGAAGTCGGCTGGGCGCAATCTAAAAATTAATTTAGGCACAAACGCCAGAGACATTAAATCTTTGGAGCAACCTCTTGGGAGGATAACTGGTCAGGCTGACGAGTTTACAAAATCAATGGAGGCAGCTAACGCTAGGGTGTTGGCATTTGGAGCTTCTGTTGGAATTATCAACTCAGTAGTTCAATCCTTTAAATCGTTAGTTAGCACAACCGTAGAGGTTGAAAAAAGTTTAGCTAAAATAAACTCTATTCTTCAAACTAGTGTCACTGGTCTTGACTCTCTAAAGAAGCAAATATTTGATATAGCTAGAGGTACGGAACAAACATTTGACACCGTAGCTGAAGCCGCCCTAGAACTTTCAAGACAGGGTTTAAGTGCTACAGAGGTTACAAAAAGACTTAATGATTCACTTATACTTTCTAGATTGTCTGGAATTAGCGCAGCAGAAGCTGTTTCTGGATTAACCGCAGCTGTTAACAGTTTCACAAAAGCTGGGTTGACAACTGGAGAAGTTCTTAACAAAATTAGTAACGCGGCTAACCAGTTTGCTGTCTCCGAGAGAGACCTTATTGAAGGCTTTAAGCGTTCTGCGTCTGTTGCAGAATTAGCTGGTGTTAGTATTGATGAACTTGGTGGTATTATAACCGCAGTCCAGCAGAAAACTGCGCGTGGTGGAGCTGTTATTGGTAACTCCTTTAAAACAATTTTTACTCGTATTGGTAGGTCTGAAAACCTAGATCTCCTAAGGGGGCTAGGAATACAGATAACAGATGTTCAAGGTAAAATTCTACCAGCTACAAAACTGATAGAAAACCTAGCAAAAGAAATAGAAAATCTCGGTGACGTTGAAGTCAGAGAAATAACACAGAAGATTGGTGGTGGTTTCCAGATTGCCCCATTGCTTGCAGCTCTTTCTGATTACAGCAGTCAAAACTCTATAGCAATACAAGCGACTCAAGCTTTTGCTTCGGCTTCTGATCAAGCTTATAAAAAGAACGAAGCCTTAAACCAAACATTATCGGCAGCAATAAATAGAACAACTCTTAGTGTAAAAGAGTTAGCTAATACCTTGGGTGAGCTTGGCGTTACAGATACATTTAAGACACTTTTAGACTTCTTTAATAATTTAGCATCAGGAGCGGAAAAGATTCTTGACGGTGAAGGTCTTGGCGGTAAGTTTGCGAGAGGAATCGTAAAAGGTTTGGGGACAGCCTTGATTCAAGGTGGTTTGGCTTTATTTGGAGTATTGATTTTAAAACTTTCGGGACAACTAGCCAAGTTTGGTTTGGAATCTGTAAAGACATTCTTTAACTTAAATAAAGAAGCCAAGAAAGTCCAAGCAACTCAACAACAAATAGTAAGCACCCTTCTTTCTGATAGAAATATCAGAGATCAAATACTAAAAATAGAAAACAGTTCTGTTTCTGTAGAACAAAAAAGAGCTCAACAAGCAGAATTTTTCAATACGGCGCTTCAAAAACAGCTTTCTACATTAAACCAGATTAATACAATATCTGCTGGTATAGCATCGCCTATAGCTAGAGCTACTTCTGGTAGGGGTGTCAGAAGAGGTGCTTCAGGTTATCTGCCAGTAGGGGCAGAGCAGAAAGATATCGACAGTGGCGTCGGAGGAGCACCTAGAGGATCAAAGCCAGTTGTTATTCCTAATTTTGCTTTCGGTGGGGGCAAGAAGGGCACAATGGTCGCTAATAACAGTGAGTATATCGTTCCTAATTTTGCTGGTGGAGGATCTGCTATATTTAACCAAGATATGGTAAAGTCTATGGGCTTGCCTTCTGGAGCTAAAAAAATAAATGCAGCTGGAGGTTATATTCCTAACTTCGCTAAAAAAACCGCAGACCAAACAAACTTTGATTCATGGATGAAATCAAACTACCCAAAAGCTATTAAAGGCGGAAGGTGGTCTGAGAAAAGTTTCGAATCTGCATATGGAGCAAAAACAGGAATAACAGGAGCAGACGCATCGCTTAAAAATCTATATTCAAGAAGTAATATATTCAGTAAAAAATGGTCTGGATATGGACAATCTGAAAAACAAACGCTAGCCATACAAGCATCGCAAAAAAAAGCTTTATCAGAAAAGGGTAAGGCTACAAGCTATGGAGTTTTATTCCCCGACGCAGAAGGTGGTGCTAGATCTAAAAACATATCGGTAGGTGGAGGTTACTCAATAAAAGCAGTACCAATTTCAACAGACCCTCCAAATGCTCTTTACAAAAAAATAAGAAAAGATTTAGTTGAAGGATCTGTTGATTATGCATCAAACATAGGATTAACTCCAGATGTTTTAAAGGATCCAATATTTAAAAAGAGGGTTAACGAAAGCCTTAATGAGGGCAGCGTTAGAAGCGCCTTCGGAACTGTGTTTGAATCTGCTTTCCAGGCTTCTTTGGGTAAGCCGATAGGAAAGTCTAATGAAGTTTGGGACTTAGACCAGAAAAGAGGTGAAATAAGTTCTTTGGTAGGTAGTTTTCAGAAAACTGGTTTATTAGCTAGAAGTGTAGGTCCACAAATATCAGAGTTAGCTGCGGCCGACTTCAAAAACACTTTATCGGAAGGCAATGTAAAAAGCTTACAACTCAAAATACAAAGAACAGAAAAAGGATCTAAAGCCTCAAGAGGTTATATCCCTAACTACGCTAATGGTGGAGCTTTGGAGGAAGCGATACAGCGTGAAAAAGACGCTGGCGTTCCAATCAATCAAATAAGGGTAAACCAAGATGGTAAATTAAGAAGCAGTCAAAACCCAAATGGTCTTGCTGTAACTAATACTAGGGATGAGCCTACAGGCGCTATACCGCGAAATGCGGCGACAGGTTACACTCCTAATTTTCAACAGAGATACCCAGCTGGCACAAAGATAGATGGAAAGTCTGTCGGGGGGAGATTTGTTAATCAAGAAGGATTAGATAAGCTAAATAAGTCTGCAGACGGAGCTTCAAAAAGCATAGATAAAACCAGTAAATCTTCAACAGATGCGGCTGGGAAGCTCTTTGGTATAAGTGCTATATCGTTTGGTTTGCAATCAGCTTTTGGTGGTCTCGCTGACGAAGCCGATGGAGTCACTAAAGGATTCTTAGAGATAACTCAAGGTATTACTCAAGGTGTAACAACTCTAACAGCCCTTCAATCTTTGGGTGTTGCCCCTGGTTTTGGTTTTGGGGTTAAAAAAGGAGGTTTTGGGCGTAATGTTACAGCAGGTGGGTTAACTCAACTTCGTACTGGCAAAAGACAACTAAAATCAGGTAGTGTTGTTAAAAATCCTGGAGGATTTCTTGCTGGAATTGGTCGCGTATCAGCTGGAGGTGCAAAATTTGGAATTGGAAAAGTACTTGCTACATTTGGTAGGTTTATTCCTATATTGGGCAGTGCTGTAGTTGGCTTTCAACTTTTAAATCCTATACTCAAAAAATTTGGTATAGATTTAGCAAGTATAGGTGGAAAGTTTTTCAAAAGTATAGGACAAGCCCTTAACTTGATCGATACCCCAGCAGAAAAATCAGCTAAAGCTCTAGAAAGTTTTGCTGATAGAGTAGAAAAAACTTTAGCTGGTGGTGGCCAAACAAACATAATCCAACAAAGACTAAATGAACTACAGGCTCAGAGAAGTGGTGTTGACACAAAAGGCAAAAGCCAAGAAGAAATTGCAGCTGAAGTTAGAGCCAAGCAGACAGCGGACATTACAAAGGTTTTCGGAACAAATCAGAAAACTGGATTGGGAGCTGTTTTAGGTTTAGAAGACTTGACCCAGATTGCCAAGGTCACCGTTGCAGGTACGCAATTCGGAGGTGGAAAAACACAAGGGTTTTCTCAGGATAAAGAAGTAGAAAGATTTACTGTGGATGGAGAAACGGTAGATAGAAAAACTTTAAATGCTGTAGATAAAAATCTATCCGCTGCTCAGAGGGTTCTTTCTGCTCAACTTTACAACCTAATAGATCCAAAGCTATTAAAAGGTATAGACCAAAGCACCACAGAAGGCAAGAATAAGATACAAGAGCTTTTAGCTGAAAAATCTAAAGAAATATTTGGAGACGAGAAATCTAAAAAAGCTTTACAGGAAGCCCTAAAACGATTCGTTGGGCAATTGAGGATTGACGGCCCAGCTGGAGCGCCAAGAGCTGAAGAAAGTCTTATAAAGAGCTTTTTAAATATAGACTCTTTTAAAAGTGCCACCTCTAATTTGGATGCTGGAGAGACAAAACTTGTAGAAGAGGAAGTCAAAAGGGTTAAATTAGAAATACTTGAAATAGAAAGAAAATCTAACTTAGAGAGAGTCAAAGCTTTAACATCTATTAAAAGCCAAACTCAATTTGCTTTAGAACTTAAAGCCGCATCAAAGGATACGAGTGATGCCCAAAGGTCCGATATAGCTGAACAAGTAAGAGGGTTAGAGGCACAGAAAAAACTTTCACAAGATCTAGCCGACTCTTTTGCTAAAAGAATTCAGGATTCTGCAACTATTAGTAGATTTGCTACTGTAAACGCAAACAAAGAAGTTGATCCGAAAAAATACGCGCAGATAAATAAAGCCCTTCTTGAAACCAACAGTTTGATATCTCAAGGAGTTATCGGTGAAAAAGATATAACAAAAGAACTCAATAAAAGGCTAAAGCCAATAATAGAAGCTGAAAATTTAAGAGAAGAGCTTATAGGCTCAATAACTGCTGAACAAAAAGCTATAACAGCCGCATCTAGAATAGATCAAGCTAGAAATGAATTAGCCAAGGCAAGACTCGATATACTAAAAGCGCAAGCTACAGAAGAAGCAAGAGCTCAAAGAAATAGAGAAAGAGCGTTGAAATCCACAAGAAGTTCTGAAGATTTAGATTTAGAAAAGAGAAGGCTTCTTTTGCAAGAAAAAAGACTTAAGCTGGAAGGTGGAACAATTGGCAAAAGCGATAGAGGCTCTCTTCAAAACAGAAAAGCTATAGAAAATATACGTATAGACGAAGCAAAAATAAATACAGAGCAAGTTGTTAGGGATGCCATAAGGGGTTTTCAAGACGAGTTGTTGAGGGATGTGCAATCATCTCCATTGTCTGGGGGAGATAAAAGACAACTAGAAAGAGAAATAACTTCTGCCAAAACAGAAGATCAGATCGTTGCTATTACTGGTAGGGCTGAAAAAGCTATAATTGATGCCGAAAAAGAATTTGAGCAAAGGGCAAAAGCGAGACAAGACCAAGCATTAAGCATATTGGGTCGCGAAGAAGCTAATGTAGATTACTTCAAGAGGGTTGTCGATACATTCAATCAGGGGGTAGAAAACCTTACGGGATTATCTACTGACGTTTTGAGCCCTAGAGGTCAAGAGCCACAGCAAGCTAACAATGGCTTGTTAAATCCAGCCAATGTGCCAGAGCCAGTAGATTTTGCTAAAGCTATTTCCAGCTACTTTACACAATCAAAACCTTCATATCAGGCAACAGCAAGTCAGATACAATCAGAAACCAGAAAAGGGCAAGTAAGCGCACAGCTCAGTAAAATAAAAGAAAATGCCAACATTAAAGAAAACAACGCTGCAAAAGAAGCCGCAAATGCCACCAACAACCTTACGGAAGCTTTAAAAAACTTTTCAAATATAGCTAAAGGAGCTATTCAAGGTTTGTCCGATTCTTTAGCTCAGTCACAATTTGATGCATTTACATCAGCCGACCCAAGCAGTATACAATCTTCTATTATAGGTATTAGAGGAGTTGGTGTCGCAAGAGAAGCTCTTGAGGAGGGAGACTCTAACGAGGACGCAGAGCGCAAGCGGCTCGAGTTTATTGCTCTTGAAACTAAGAGGGCGGAAATAAGAAAAGCGACATCTACAGCTACAAGGGTGGATCTTGAGTTTGAACTTGAGAAGACCATTAAAATATTAGCTATAAGAAACAAGCAGAGAGAGTTGTTGAGATCTGGAGGAAGCGATGAGCAACTTCAAGCATTACAAAGGGAAATAGAGGCAGAGGAGAAGGCAACACAGGGTATTTCAGACAGAATCAAAAAGATTGCTATAACTGGAGACGAGGCTATAGAAAGAATAAAAGAAGAGTTCTCTTCTGGGGCTGATCAATTTGTAAGCTCTTTATCGAGCGGCTTGGTAGATGCAATAAGCAAAGGCGAAAGTCTTGGCGACGTACTTAGAAGTGCTGCGCTTGACTTTACGAGCAGAATGGCCAAAGTTGGTCTGGACAATGTATTTAGACAAACCATTGGTTCGTTTATTCCTGGGTTTGCTGAAGGTGGAATGATTACGGGCGGATCTGGAAACAAAGATGATGTACCTGCAGTTCTGATGGGTGGAGAATACGTGATGAAGAAAAGCGCCGTTCAGAAGTACGGCCCCAACTTCATGAACGCTCTTAACAGCGGAAGAATAGAAGGATACAATCAAGGAGGTATGGTGAGGACGGAGTCTGGAACCCAATCTTCAAGTTGGACTCCGAGATCTGACAAGACAGAAGAAAGAGACGGTTACAGAAAACCTTCAGGAGATGTCAGGACGGATTCAGGTATTATAGCTTCTTCTTGGACTAGAGAAGCCTCATATTTAAATTCAAAAAAATCAGAACTAGAAAAGGGTTTAGATTACAGATCTGATTCTGGTATATTTGTTAGCAGGTGGACTCCTCAATCTGCATACGAAGGTAAGGAAGATTTTGAAAAAGAATACTTCCCAGAGGAAGATCAGGAGGTTCGCGCAGAGTCTGGAATAACTGTATCTAGATGGACAAAAGAAGCTAGTGAACCAAATAAGGCCAAGGAACCTAGTAAATCTGGTAGAACGGAATCGGGATTAGAATCATCTAAGTGGACTGTAGGCGCAAGTCAAGAAAACAGCACTAGAATAGAAAAATCTCCATTTGTAACTGGCAGGGTAGAATCTGGAGTTCCTGTTTCTAGATGGAAACCAGAAGCACAACCATTTGAAGCCACAAACACACAATCTTTTGGTAAGACTATTGCAGTAGACTTTTTAAATGAAGTTAAACAAAACTCATCTAAGGTTGTGCCTGACGCTTTATCAAGCTCTGTACCAGCAATGACAATGGGCGGAGAATTTTTACTAAACAAAAAATCAGTAGCTAAGTATGGGCCTGAATTTTTAGATCAGGTTAATCAGGGAAAAGTTCAGAAATTTGCTGCAGGAGGATTGGTTCAGGCTGATATATTTGGCAATAAAAGGGACGAGAATTTCAAATACAAAAGACAGACTGGCGAAAATACGGATTATTTTGCTCCAGGATTATACGATTCTGGAAATATAACTGGAGCTGGAGACTTACTGGATTTTGCAACACAATCATTTACATCTGGCAAGAAAGATTATATAAGCTCTCCTTCAGCTGGAGCCGCAGTGGTGGCTCTTGAACCTGAGAGTGTTAGGTTGACTAACTTCGGAAGGAGTAGAGACACACCTCTACAACAAGCAACTAGAGACGCTAAAAACCAAGCTTTTGAACTTAACATAGGATATCAGAGGGACTATTTCGAATATCTAAAAAGAAGAGAAGCTGAAAAAAAGGCGGCAAAGGCGCAAAGAAAAGCCATGTTAACACAAATAGGCATAGGCTTAGTCACAGCTGGTCTATCTGCTGGAATAAGTGGTGCTGGTAATGCTATAAAAGGCGCAGAGGCGTTAAAAGGATCGGCGCTTACTGGCCTCCAAAAGTTCACCGCAGGAGCTAAAGGTTTTTTCACTGGAGGAAGCCTTCCTGGAATAGAGGGTAACAGAGGGGGCATATTTAATGCTTTCTCTAAAAAAGGTTATCAATCTTTTGACATGAGTAAGTATGTCGGTAATCGATCTGCATTAGATCCAAACTTTATATCTAACAACCCATACCTAGCACAGATGGGTGTAAGGAACGCAAGCAAAGCTATTGGATTTGGAGAGAATGATTTGTATGATAACCTTCAAAATAATTCTTATCAAGGAGGAGGAGGTTCTAGTTCCTTTATTAGGAGGAAGGCTACTGGAGGTTACATACCTAATGGAACTGGAATAGATGATGTGCCAGCGATGTTGACTGGCGGAGAGTTTGTTTTAAACAGTGCTGCGACGCAAAGAATAGGTCAAGAAAACTTAGAGGTAGCTAACGCTGGAGGTGAACAAGGATTAGGAGAATCTTCAGAAGAACTTATTGAAAAATTAGAGGAACTTATAGATGTTACCAGAGAAAACGCTGGAGAAATAAATATAACCGTAACGGGAGGTTCTGGTTCTTCTGGTGGAGGAAATAATTCGAGCTCCGCAAGCTCAGATAAAACTGAAAGCTCTGGACAGATGGAAGACAATAAAGCTAGACAAGAGCTTGCCAAACAAATCAAAGAGAAAGTTTTGGAGGTTATTAGGGATGAAAAAAGATTGGGAGGCAGCTTAAGAAATTAATTTTTATGTTTGGAGCTAAATTAAGTCACGAATCAAAGATGTATGTTGGTGGTTTTGAACTTCCAGGTATAGAATCTTTTAGTTTTTCATCAAGCCATAATGCTTCTTTAGTTAAACCCCTAGGAACAACTAAGGGTTTTACTTCTGTTTCTGGCCCTATGACAAAATCAATGTCAATAACTAGGTCCCTTCTATATAGAGATCCAGTATTACATAGATGTACTGGATACGGAAAAACATTAGCCGCAAGCATAGTAGATGAGTATGGACAGAATTATTATGGTTTTAAAAGTGGTTATCTATCATCTTATTCTGTTAATTGTGCAGTGGGGGCTGTGCCGAGAGTGACAACAAACTTTAATATAG